TGGAAGCCGGCGAAGCGGATATTGTATGCCTGATGTAGTGTGTTTTCAGGGCTGAAACATTCAGCCCGGCACACGATGCTTTGTTGACAATGTTAAATTCAAGCATTTGCTTGGAAGCAACCTTGGCTGTTTGGCCAGCCATCGTACATAGACAGTAAGTTTCTCAGGTCATGCGAGCTGAGAGGCGAAAGAATTCTGTCGAGAACGCGGGACACAGGAAAGGCTTCATATTCCGTTGCACGTCCTGCTATGTAGAGCTTCTGCATGATTACGAAAGGAACCAATCAATACCTTTGGGAAACTTCGCCCCTATTGCCGCTAATACTGGAGCCGTCTGGGAATGAGACCCTGGAATAGGCAATAGCTTAAACGGACAAGTGTTATTGATGTCGGCACGAATCCTACGAACTACGCGATAGTTCAAAGTCGGTAAAGCGGCCAATTATTTACCGGTGTTTAAGAGAACAGCAGACCGCTGATGGGTATGTAAAGATTGGAATCTAAACAGAAGCGTTTGAGTGTCAACAAAGGAACCAGGGAAGCTTAGTCGAGTATGGCAGTCGCATAAGATAGATTGCTTGTAGCAATCAAATCTCTGCCGATGAGGCGGCTAAGTGGCGGAGCAACCGTAGTAGTCCGAGGACGGGAAAGCCGTCCACATGGCGAAGGGTTGCAGAATGTTTCGTTTTGGACAACTGCAATATTTTCGATACAGAAGGGTTTCTGATGAATATTAACGAAGTCCAAAGAAGGTTATGGGAACAATCAAGAACGCATAGAGAAAATCAGGTGTCGGAAACACCGCTGTTTCCGTCAAATCCGTACGATTTGAGAGTACGCAAACTGATGGACTTGATGCATAACCCGATATGGCTGTCAGAGGCAGCCCATCGGGTCATGAAACGTTCCTATGGCAAAGCGCCGGGCGTAGATGGCGTGACCGTCAAAGAATTCCGTTCAGGATTCGAACGACGAGTCGAAGAACTGCGCCTGGAACTGAAGCGTGGAAACTATCAACCTCAACCAGTAAGGCAGGTCATGATACCAAAGGCTAACGGCAAAATGCGAGCGTTGGGCATACCTTGTCTAAGGGACAAGATTGTGCAGGAGGCCATGCGTATGGCCCTTGAGCCAATCTTTGAGGTCGATTTCCACGAAAACTCTTATGGGTTTAGGCCCAATCGGAACACACATCAAGCCGTACATCGTTGTCAGCACCTCATGAAACTCAAGTTTACATGGGTGATTGAAGGGGATGTTAAGGCGTGTTTCGATGAGATTTCTCACAAAGCCATACTGAAAGTTTTGAGAGAAAAGGTTCATGACAATAAGTTCCTCGACCTTATCAAACGGTTTTTGAAAGCCGGAGTTGAGGTCGATGGCGTTGTCAAACCAACCGTCAAGGGAGTACCGCAAGGCGGTGTAATATCACCACTGCTTGCCAACACAGTCCTTAACAAGCTGGACTGGTACCTGCATAGCAAGGGCAAATATGGCAAACAGGCAGAAAAGCGTTGTTGGGATGTAAAACAACCGAATATCAGGTTTGTTCGATATGCCGACGACTGGTGTGTCTTTGTAACACGGGCAAGCAAACGGTACGTCAGCGGGCTACGTGATTCTATTGGAAAATTTCTTGAAACCGAATGTGGTTTAAGTCTTTCAATGGAAAAGACACATATTACACATGTCCGAGATGGTTTTAGCTTCCTTGGCTTTGACCTCAAACTCACAGTGGGTCGCAATGGAAATCTTGTGCCTAAAATCCGCATCGGTACAAAAGCTAAACAACAGCTTCAGCTACGGTTAAACGAGGCGATGCGGTACAGACCGCATCAAGAATCAATCGCTTTGCGTATTAAGCGGGGTTCAGCCGTAGTCAGGGGTTGGGCAAACTATTATTGCATTGCGTACAATTACCCGGCTTTGACCAGCACGCTCGACCATTGGGCGTTCTGGATTGCTGTGAAAGCAATTAGTCGGAAATTGGACATCCGGGCGGCGAAAGTGCTTAAGCGGTATTACCGTCAGAGCACAATAGTTGTCTCGGAAGATTGCAAATTAGAAAGGTTTAGAAGTACATCTATTAGACTGTACATTTCTAAACCAGAGCCATATCACCCCGAAGATGCCAATAGCTACGAAACCGATGAGGAGATTGAAGCCTCATTTCATAAATTTAATGAAAGAGGCAGATTTGGTCAGTGGGACAGCAAGCACGAGGCTCTAAAAAGAGACAACTATTGTTGCCAGATTTGCGGAGCCAAAGTTACTGCTGAAATCTCGCATGCCGACCATATCGAACCCGTTAAGAGCTTTGCCAATTTCCAAATGGCAAATTCTAATGGCAACGTTCAGACCTTATGTCACGAATGTCATAAGAACAAGCACAGAGGAAATTAGACTTAGAAACATTTGGAGAGCCGGATGCTTCGAAAGTTGCACGTCCGGTTCGGGGTTGGGGGCAGGGTGTAATTCCCTGCCCTACACCACACCACCCGCGCCAACAAGGGCTGGCGGGCGACGGCCCCGACCCTGCGTGAGGCGACGCTGGAGTTTGAGATGCAGTGGAAGCCCGGGGACGCGGCGTTTACGGCCATCAAGAATGCCTATCTTTCCAACGGCACCGTTGCGCTGGCGGCGTTGACCGAGCCGCACGATGCAACCGAATCGAAGGCCGAAGGGCCGGTGGGCAACTGGTCAATTACCAACTTCTCGCGCAACGAACCGCTCGAAGAGGCCATCACTGTCAGCGTCACCGCCAAGCTGGCCAAGTTCGATTCGTGGTACGCAGCGACATAGGATGGACGATTGTCGATTGACGATGGACGAAGTGTTTTAAATCGTCAATCGTCCATCGTCCTTCGTCAATAAAATTGAAAATCGAAAATAGGAGATAATCAATGAAGACATTTACGGATGCTGCTGGCCGGACGTGGTCGATTGCCTTAACGCTCGGTACGGCGCTGCATGTGAAAACCAAGCTGGAGATTGACCTCTTGCAGCCGGAGGCAGGCGAGCCGCCGCTATTAACCCGCCTGGGCACAGACGAGATGTTGCTCGGTGAGGTATTGTGCGCTCTGCTCGAAACGCAGTTTGAAGCGCACAAGGTGTCCGAGGCCGATGTCCGCAATGCCTTTGACGGCAAAACCCTCCTGGCGGCGCAGAAAGCGTTCTATGACGAGCTGACGGATTTTTTCCAGAGCCGCGGCCGGATGGATCGGGCCAAAGCGGTCGCGGCACAGGCCCGGCTCATCGAAAAAGCGACCGCCGCCATCGAGGACAAAATCGACACGATGGACCTGGACAAACTGGTCGATGGGGCCTTGTCTGGCACCTGGCCGGAATCGTCGGGGTCACCCCCCTGCCGTTGACGCTGCGTCAATTGTTCTGGATGGCCGAGGGACGGGTCAAGGATAACTGGCAGCACACCTCGGCAATCTTGGCGCTTGTGGCCAATGTCAATCGTGACCCGAAAAAGACCAAGGCGTTTAAACCGTCGGACTTTAACCCGACGCTGAATACATCCCGGCCGGATGTGATTGTTGTAGATAAGGAAAATGTATCGTTACTTCGAAACCTGTTTACTGGAGACAAAAGATGAACAAAGACATCGTACACAATGCGTTTAAATGGATGGACCACAATCGGTATGCCGTCGCCTCGGTGATCGCGTTTATCGTGGCGATGGGGTTTGTCCTGAACCTGACCGGCTGTGAGGCGATGACCCACGGCCTGGCCAACGGCGATACGACCAAGGTCACACGCACGGAGTTTCAGCGGCAGGCACTGGGCGGCGAAAAAGACCTGGCCGTGCGGCGGATTGAGCTGGATGCCGAGATCGCGGCGTTTAACGAAGAGATAAAACTCTTCAATCAGCGTGTTGAGGCCGGTCAGGACGACCTCGCCCGGCAGGAGGCGTTCAAACAGCAACTGCTCGATACGGTCGGTCTGGTGGCCGTCAGCGCGGCCGAGAGTACCTTAAACCCGGCGGCGCTGATTCCGATTGGGATAGGTCTATTGGGCGGGGCGCTGGGGATTGGCACCGCAGCCGACAATCGGCGAAAAGATCAGGTCATCACGACCCTGAAGACCGCCCCTTCTGCTCCGGTGGCGACATAACCGATGATTGCCGTCGAGACCATTGCGATTGCGGATGCCAAGGCGCTGTGCCGAACGTATCACTACAGCAATATCTTTCCTCCGCATTGCTGCCTGGCCCTGGGCTTTTATGATGCCCAGGGCTTAGGCGGTGCGGCTATCTGGGGCTGGGGTGTTCGTCCGAAACACACCATCCAGCGGCTGTTTCCATCGCTGGATACGCCGGACTATTGGGAATTGTGTCGGCTGTGCTGTCGCGAGGAACTGCCGAGGAATACCGAAAGTCAGTTATTGTCCGGCTGCGTTGATTGGTTCCGCAAAAATCAGCCAGATAAACAGGTCTTGTTTACCTGGGCCGACGGCATCCGCGGCAAGCCCGGCTATATCTATCAGGCGGCCAACTGGCTCTATGGCGGGTTTATCAATACGGAAATCTACCTGACCGACGACGGTGAGCCGGTGCATCCGCGATTGTTAAACTCTCGCTTTGGAAGCCGCGGTAAGGCCGTCTGGCGAGGGCTGAACCTGCGGCGCGTGCGAGGACGGCAGTTTCGGTATTGCACGTTCCTGTGCGGACACCGGCGGCGAAAACAACTGCTGCGGGAAAGCACCGTCCGATGGACCAGCCGCTATCCCAAACACGACGATTTGATCTGGAAAATAGATGCGGGCGAGGGGTCAAGAGAGACCCGCAATCCCCCAGGATTGAGAGGTCGGGGCAGTTCCGGCAGTCCGCTTTTGATAGTTTAAAGGGCAAAGTCAAAAGTCTAAAACGAGAGAATCAACCCCTGTTGTTTGAGTCGATTGCATGACGCTGGATTCTATAATGTGCGGTGATTGCCGAGAGGTCTTAAAAACCCTTCCGGACGGCTGCGTGGACTGCTGTGTCACCAGTCCGCCGTATAACATCGGCCTGGACTATGGCACAGCAGACGACCGTAAGAGCGACGATGACTATCTGGCGTTTACACGCGACTATCTCGAGCAGTGCTACCGGGTCTTAAAAGACGATGGGCGGGTTTGCCTGAACATCGGCTATAAAGTCTCGACCGTCAAAGAGGCGGGCATCGACTATGTCGAGTTGCTGAATCTGATTAAAAGCATCGGTTATACGCTGCGTGAGACGATTATCTGGGTCAAGTCCAAACGGCCGGACGATCCGCAGAGCTTTTGCGGGTCGAACACCGCCTGGGGCAGCTGGATGTCGGCCTCCAATCCTATCTGCCGGTCGCGGATGGAGTTTATCTTTGTGCTGAACAAAAACAGCTTCAAGAAACACCACCGCGGCATCTCCACGATGACCCGACAGGAGTTTATGGACTGTGCCTCGACGGTGTGGTACTTCCCGGCCGAAAGAAGCCGTCTCCACAAAGCGCCGTTCCCGGTGGATTTACCCTATCGATGCATCCAGTTTTATACCTATCAGGGCGATGTGGTCTTGGACCCCTTCATCGGTTCGGGCACCACGGCGGTGGCGTGTGTCCGCACCGGTCGGCGGTATATCGGGATTGAGCAAAACCCCGACTATATCCGGATGGCCGAGGGGCGGATTCAACAGGAAAAGCAACAATTGAAAAACAGGCAAGTCTGCTGATGGCTAAATCCAATGCAATCCGAGCGGGACGGGCGTTTGTCGAGTTATTTGCTGACGATACGAAGTTGGTGCGCGGTCTGCGTGCCGCTGAAAAGAAGCTCAAGGCGTTTGGGACTGCCATCAGCCGGATGGGCCGTCAGATGGTTGGATTGGGTGCGGCCGTTCTGACGCCGCTGGTGGCGTCCAGTAAGGCGTTTGCGGCGATGGGCGATGCGATGGGCAAGATGAGCAAACGGACGGGGTTTTCGACCGAAGCGCTGTCGGAACTGTCGTTTGCCGCCCAGCAGTCCGGTACGACCATTGAGACGCTCGAAGGCGGCGTCCGCAAGATGCAGCGAACCATCAGCGATGCCGGGCAAGGGTCAAAGTCCGCCGCCGATGCACTGGGGATGTTAGGGCTGTCCTACGGCCAACTGGCCAAACTGTCGCCCGAAGCGCAATTCAAACTCCTTGCCGACCGACTCAGCCAGATTAAGAATCCCACCCTCCGCGCCGCGCTGGCGATGCAGGTGTTTGGTAAATCCGGCACGGCGATGCTGCCGATGCTGGAAAACGGCGCTGCGGGGATTGAGGCGCTTCAGGAAGAGGCACGGGCGTTGGGACTGACCATGAGCGGCCAGGACGCCGCGGCCGCAGAAGAGTTTACCGATGCTCTGGGTCGGCTGTGGAAGGTCGTCAAGATGTCCACATTCCAAATCGGGGCGGCGCTGGCACCGGCACTGCAGGAACTGTCCGGTTGGGTGACGAAGGTTGTGGTGACGTTCAACGACTGGCTGAAAAACAACCGGCAGGTGGTGGTGATGGTCGCCAAGATTGCCGCTGCGGTCGTCGCCGGCGGGATTGCCCTGATGCTGTTCGGCGGCACCATCAGTGCCTTGGGACTGGCGCTGGGCAAGCTGGCCTCGGTGATTGTGTTTGCGGGTACGGTATTTAAGACACTGGGTGCTGCGATTGCGTTCCTGGCCAATCCGGTGGTGCTGGTCATTGCAGCGGTGGCGGCGCTGGGGGCGTATTTACTGTATGCGTCCGGAGCGGGTGCCAAGGCATTGTCGTGGCTGGGCAGTAAATTCCAGGAACTGCGAAACACGGCGACAGAGGCGTTCGGCGGTATCGGCGACGCACTGGCGGCTGGCGACATTGCTTTCGCGGCGAAGATTCTGTGGCTGACGCTGAAGATGGAGTTTACACGCGGCGTCAACGCCCTCCAGAAGATGTGGCTGGACTTTCGCAACGTCTTTATCCGCATTGCCTACGACGCCTGGGACGGCACGTTAGCGGCCGCGGCGCTGGTCTGGCACGCCTTAGAATCCGGCTGGATTGAGACGACGGCGTTCCTGTCGCGGCTGTGGAGTATGTTTGAGTTTGCGTTTGTCGCATCTTGGGAAACGATGAAGGCGGCTGCCAAGAAGGCGTGGGTGTGGATTAAAGGTCTGTTTGACGACGCGATGGATACCGAAGCCGCCTACAAACAAATCGATGATGCCAAAGAGGCGGCGATAGCGAAGTCCGCGCAGAAATTCCTGGACAAGGATGCCGAAGTCCAACGCCGCCGTAAAGAACGGCGCGACAGTTCCGCGACGATGCGGGATGCGACACTGGAACAAATCGGTCAACAGAGCGCCGAACGGCATAAAAAGCTGGACGCCGCATATACCGACAAGATGACGCAGAACGCTGCCGATTTAGAGGCCGCCCGTAAAGAATGGCAGGACGCCCTCGGCACCGCACGCCAAAAACGCGCTGAAAAAGAGGTCGGTCCCGGCCGGATGCGCGGGCCGGGCCAGATCGAGCCGCCGGATATGTCGCTGTTGGCCGGTGCGTTTGACGCCGCCGTCCAGAAAATATCCACTGCCGGGGGATTTAGCGGGTTTGGTCGGTTTGGTGCAGAAGGTCAGGGCGCTGCCGAACGCACGGCCAACGGCGTCGAACAGATTGCCAAAAATACACGTGAACTGCTGCAATTGCAGCGTGACAGCGACGAGACTGTGGTGTAGCTAAAAAATTAACCACGAAGCACACGAAGAGCACGAAGAAAAATAATGATTTAACCTCTGTGTTCTCTGTGGCCTCTGTGGCAAAAAAAAAGAAAGACCATTATGAGTGTGATTGTTACTCAAGACATCGAATCCCGCTATATTCCCGGCAAAGAGGCCGAGTTCAACTATACCCTCCGCGGCGCAGCGACCGAGGCCGAGGCGGGGTTGGAATTGGCGGCGGTTGCGCCGGCATTGTATCAGGGCTTGTGGCGCAAACAGCGCACCATCGAGGCCGTTCACGTCGATATCGAAAACACCACGCAGAATATCTTCAAGGCACGGGTGTTGTACGGGCCGGCCGACCCGACGGATTTTACCACCACGTTTGACACCACCGGCGGCAGTCAGCACATCACACAGTCGCCCCTGACGGTCAACCGATACCCGGCCAATGCGCCCAATATGCAGGGGGCCATCGGCTATGACGGCCATCGGGTCAACGGGACGGATATTATCATCCCGGCCTATTCCTTTACCGAAACACACATCAAAACGAAATCGCAGGTCAATCTGGCGTACCGCACAGCACTGGCGCGGCTGACGGGCAAGACCAATAATGCATCGTTCCGAGGGTTTGCTGCCGGTGAGGTTCTGTTTTACGGGGCGTCGGGCAACCTGGTCGTCATCGAAAACGAGCAGCGGTGGCAGATTCAGTATACGTTTAAGGTCAGCCCGAACCGTGCGGACTTCTATGTGGGCGACATCCTCGTCGGCCAAAAGGTCGGCTGGGACTATATGTGGGTGATGTACGGCGAGGCCATCGACCAGTCGCGGCTGGTCCAGCGTCCGGTTGCGGTGTATGTGGAACGGCCGTATCTGTTTGATGATTTCGGCGACCTGACCATCGGAACGAGCTAAAGGATCGACGAAGGACGATTGACAATTGATGAACTTGACTTTGTCCATCGTCAATTGAATAGTGTTATCTGCCGCCGAGGGTCTATGCGATGCGATTTAAACCGGACTTTTATACCGAAAGCAAGCAATGTCAAAAACCATCAAATTAACCGAGCGGACGTGGCAGAAGGTCAAGGCGGTCATCAACGACCAGTCGCCGGATAAAACACATTTACTGGGCAAAATCGTCAAAAACCACAACACCGTCCTTGTCGTCCCCGGATACGGCAGCTTTGCTGCCGATGTCCCCCAATTGGGCATCGTTGACCCGTTTTACAGCGACATGCTTGTAACCGACCCAATCACTTTCGAACAAGTCCCCGGCCCTGCTTTCTTTCAAGACACCGTTCTGCAGGTGCGTCCGCCCGGCAACTGGAACGACAATCAACAACGGTTTGGCGGGTTCCTGATTACCTGTGAACCGATGATGCGTCCCGCATCGTCATCCGACAAAAAACCTATCAAGGCGTGGTATTCGGGGTATTGTCCTGTACGAATTGATGTCCGAGACCACAACCACGGGTTTGCCGATGTTATCACTGAACCCGAACCCGAAACGGGATACCTG